GCGGCCATGTGGGTGAGCCAGGCCAGCAGGAAGTCGCTTTTGCCGACCTTGGGCGCACCACCAAACACCAGCAAGCCGCCCGGGGTCAGCACGCGCGGCTCGATCAAATCTTCGGGCAGCGGTGAGTCATCGTCGAGCAACGCGCCCAGCGTGAAGGTCGGCACCATGGGCGCTGCCGCTTTGATGACCCGGCGCTCGGCCTGCGCGATGAAGGCGGCACTGTTAAAGCCTTCCAGCACCGCGTCGGCAGCGTCCAACTTGAGCGGCTTGTCAGCAGGTGGCACCAGGATTGACACCGACCGACAGCCCACGGCTGCGCAGGCACGGGCAGCGCTCTCGGCGTAGTCCCAGCCCGGCGCATCGCGGTCGGGCCAGATCAGCACCTCTTTGTTTTTGAGCGCCGACCAGTCGGTCTTGTCCACCGGTGCTTTGGCTCCGTTCATGGCGGTGGTGGCCACGATGCCGGCGCCAATCAACGCCTGGGCGCACTTTTCGCCCTCGACCAGAATGATGGTGCGGGCCCTGTGCACCGCGGGCAGGTTGTACAGCGGACGCGGATCGGGGGCCCGCCACATGCGGGCGCGCACATCCCAGGGCCTGAACTCCTTGCCCGTGGGGGGGTCATAGCGGTAAACGCAGGCGATCAGCTCGCCGTCCAGCCCGACGTAGTCCCACTTGGCGGTGTAGGGCCCCAGCTCATCCATCGCCATCGTGCTGGCCTCTCGCCTGTCGCGTCTGCTGCCAGGGTCCACCGGTGGCGTAAAGCCAAGCCACTGCCGGATCTCGTCGGCGATGCGGGGGAAGTCTTGCTGCGTGGACAGGCCACGGGACTTGGCCCAGGCCGCGATCAGGTCGCCGCCCTCGTCACCCGCAAAGTCCTTCCACAGTCCGCGCCGGGGACCCTCAAGCTCCACCACCAGGCTCTTGCCCGGCGCGCCATCAATATCGCCCACGTAGAACTTGTTGCCGCGCAGGCGCCCGCTAGGAAACAGGTACAGCAGCACCGACTCGAGCCGGTCCAACAGACCATCACGCAGCGCCTGCGTGTCAGCCGCTGTTTCCAGCCTTGGCTCCGGGGCGTTGTTGTAGTCTTGCCAGGCGCTGTTGTCGGCCGTCATGGCGCGCTCCAGCAGCGGTCCTGCCACGCGCAGAACTTGCATTCAAAGTGGCTGGGGGTGGTAGCCACGCGCGGCAAGACCTCTTCTGCGGTGCTGGCGCTGATCACGCGCACGGCGCGGTCCGACATGCGTTGCGCCAGTCCACCATCAAAGGGCAGCAACTCAAACCAGATTTCCTGGGTGTCTTTGTTGATGGCTGTAAAAAGCGCTGGATGGGCGGAGATACCCGGGATACTGGCCTCCATGTAGGCCTGGTACACCGCAACCTGCGCGGCGTAGACCGGCTTGGACTTGGACACCCCGTGTTTGACGGTATCGCGCCAGGACTTGTCGTTCATGGTCTTGAACTCCCACAGCGCCGGGTAGCGCACGCCCAGATCGGCCGGACCGGTGTTCAAGATGCCGTCGACGTGGCCCCGGATGCGCCCACCGGCCACCGAGAAGCCAAACTGCCCGCCTTGGGCTTTGCGCGTGTACAGGTCAAACCCGGCCAGGCGCAACCAGCGGATGGCCAGGTCTTCCAGCGTGTGGCCCACCTCAAAGATGCGCAGCAAGCGGCCGGAGAAATCTCGGCCCTCGTCCAACGGTGTATGCGTGTACTCGTATTGCAGTGCGCGCTCGCACGAGACGCCCAAGCGCGAGGCACCCAGGTAGTCGCGCGGTGTCTGGCCGGCACGTTCGCGGATCAAGGCGGCGTCAATGAGCTGGCTGATCTGCGCCTGAATTTTGGGGCGGGCGTTGAAGTCCAGCATCACACACGCCCCCTTTGCAAGCGCAGGCGTTCTGGCAAAAACGAGCGGTCGCGCGCGGCCATGCGTTCGTGCTCAGCCGTCATCTGGCCCTGATACGCTGTGACCACGACCTCAATCAGACTGAGCACCTCCATGCGGCTGTAACTGGCCAGCGGGCGGTCCATGCCGATCGTGCCGACGAACTCGCCCAGCGGCTGCAGGCACGCCCCCATGGCGGTGCTTTCCATGTCACTTGGATTAATCATGTGGCCCTGTGTTTTATTCATGAGTGTTGAGAAGGCGTTTTGGCAGCGGCGCGAACAAAACACCCAGTGGTCTGAGTAGCGCGCGGGGTCGCTGCGTTTAAGGTGGGGGTTAAACCAGCCGTAGCCTTTGGCCTGGCGGGCACAGACCGCGCACTTCAAGCCGCCCCCAATAAGTCGCTGCGGCTGCTGGGATGCCGGTCATGGGCCGCCATGACCAGGCGCACAATGTCTTGGCGGTTGAATTGAAACGCCAACATGGCGCTGGCGTGGTAGCGCGTCAAGCCGTAATCCGTGCGCCAGACGGGCGGCAATAAATTCAACTGTTTGACCGTGGGCGGCTCGTTGAGCCAGCGCTGGGTCTTGTGCGCCGCGTCGGCCGACTCGTGCTCGTTGAGCCAGTCATCAGCGCGCGCCATGCACACGGTGCGCTCACCCACCGCCAGCAAAGTGGGACGCCGCAACTTGGCGCCGCCAACGGCATGCCAGCGGCCGTTTAAGAAGAACACGCCACCCCAGGCGGTAAAGCCCGTGGCCATCAAGGCGTCGTCACCGCCAAACAGATCGCACCACCGGAAATTCGAGCGCTTGAGCAGATCGATTTCACTCATGATGAAATCGAACAAAGCGCTGGCCTCCTGCGGCTGGGGCTCCCAGATGTGACCGCACAGCGGGCACTCCGTGCACGACAACGGCACGGTGGCGTCGCAGGCTGGGCACGCTTTGGTGGGGGCATCACCGTCCTGCACATGGCCATCAAGGTTGACCTCCAGTTCGAGCGCACCGTGCATCAGACTGGCGGTGCCGAAATCGAGCACCACGCAATCGGTCTTGATGACGTCCGGATACTCCTGCGGGTCCACCGTGCGCAGACCACGCCCGACCATCTGAATGAAGGTGGACTTGTAGGAGCTCGGGCGCAGCAACACCACACATGACGTGGGCGTGTAGTCGTAGCCCTCGGTGAGCACGGCCACGTTGACCACCACCTGGGCGCTGCCGGTCTCAAACGCTTGCAGCCGGGTTTGACGCTCCAGCGGCGCCAACTTGCCGTGGACCAGCACGGACGGCACACCGGCCGCCACAAACGCGTCGCACACACTTTGCGCATGGGCCACGGTGGCGCAAAACACGATGGTCTTGCGCTCACGTGCTTTTTGCATCCAGTGCCCAATCGCGGCCTCGGTGATCAGTGATTTATTGAGAATTGATGCCACCTGCTCCATGTCAAAGTCAAGCGCGGTGCGGCGCACGTTGTGCAGTTCCTCCTGCCCGCCCACATCAATCACGAAGGTTCGCGGTGCGACCAGGTGGCCGCTTGAGATCATCTCGCCCAGACTGATCTGGTCAGCGACGTTGGAGAACACCTCGCGCAGGCCTTGGCCGTCACCCCGGTTGGGCGTGGCGGTCAGGCCGAAGATGGCCGCTTTCGGGTTCTGGGCCAGCACCTGGTCGATGACCAGTCGGTAGCTGGGTGAGGAGGCGTGGTGCGCCTCATCGATGACCAGCAAATCCAGCGTGGGCATCTGCGCCAGATGCGACAAGCGGGAGAGGGTTTGCACCATGGCGAAGGTGGTGTGAGCGGCCCAGGACTTTTCTTGGGCATCAAACACCGAGGTGCTCAAGCCCGGATTGACGCGGGAGAACTTGGCCCGGTTCTGGCCAGTCAGCTCGGTGCGGTGTGCCAAGACACAGGCCTTGGCACCTGGCTCGGTCAACAGCTGGCCGACCACCGCCGACAACATCAGCGTTTTTCCGGCACCAGTGGGCGCGACAGCCAGCGTGTTGCCATGCTGGGCGAGCGCGGCCAAGGTGCGTTGGACCAGCAGGGATTGGCGGGGGCGAAGCATCATGGTGGCAACCCCGGCTTAATCCGCCCAGCTCGGACGACCGGGACCGGCTGCACGACCTGTGGCTTGGGCATACGCGTTGGCAGCGGGTGCCGCACTGGCAGATCCAGGTGTTGGCGTTGCTGTACGCGCCGCCCCCATGACTGCTGCGTAGTCCTTGTGCTCGGGCGTCACCGCTGACTTGATGACGGCCTTGTCCTGGTCGTTTTGGTCGGTGTCCCAGTCCACCTTGCCCAGGAACTCGATGCCATCGAGATCGGCAAAGCCGCTGATACGCCGGGCGTTTTGCGCCGCCTGGCTGCTGTCAGCTGGCAAGACGTTGCGTGCCGAGTTCAGGATGGCCTTGACCATGGTTCGGCCCATGTTGGCCCACTCCGGTCCCTTGGGGCTGTGCAGACCAATGAGTGACCACATCTTGCGGCGGGCAAACTCGCCATCGGTCACCACGAATTCGCAGTTGAGATACACCGAGCCAGTGCCGCTACTGCGGGTGGCGTAGCCGCCAGTCCAGCCTTGCGAGGCGTCATCGAAGCCACCGGGTTTGATGGTCATGCGCACGCGCACCAGCGTGCCTTTGGGGATCAGATCGAAAGAGGTGGGCTCGGACGCGGAATTGAAATCGAAGTAAGTCATGTTCAGAACTCCTGAGTGGGGTTGAGGGGCGTGGGGTCTAGGGACGCGGGGTTTTGGGGCGTGAGATCAAAGGCGGCTGCTGGCGCCACAGGGCTGGCCTCAGGTGCGACCTTGGCTTCAGGCAAAGCCGCCACACTGCTGACAGGCCGCGCAAAGTCGAGCCGCTCGGGTGCGGGTTTGGCCGGACCCGCAATCTTTTGCATCAGGCGGCCCAGGTTGGGCTCCTCAATGGCGTCCAGTCGACCCGAGCGATCTTTGGCCGGGTAGCCCCAGTTGTTGAGCGTGTGGCAAACAAAGGCGCGGTAGCTGCTGCCGTCGTCACTTTTAAGCTCGGCCAGCGTGACCA